TGGGCTTCTCCGAAAAAGTCCGTGAAGTCAAGTTCACCGTCTGATCCTGCAATGTCAATCGTCTGCCGTTTTACTTCCGGCGCACCGATTTCCTTGCCCGTCAGCAGCAGATTCAGGTCTTTTTCGGAATGATACCCAAGAAACGAAACCCCCTTCATGGTTTAGCCCTCCTGTTCTTCAGGCTGCACTTTGTTCATTTCTTCCCGGTTGTGCTTCATCGCGTCCGCGATCTTTTCAAGGGCTTGCATGCAGCCCAGCATCTTGTCCATGTTGGCCTTGCCCTTGACTTCAACTGTGTTAAGGGTCGCAAGCACCTTCCGAATCAGTTCTTCCATGTTCATGCACCCCTTATGTGTAGTAATAAATCGGTGTGCTTTGACTGGATACACCAATGACATTGCCTTCGCCATCCAGCACGGCAGACACACTTGTCACGACTGATGTTGTTGTTTTCGACAGGCTGCTGCCGCCCACCATCAACTGACCACATACAAGTGAGTCAAAGTCACCATAACCGCCAATGATTGAAGAACCGGAGATTGACACGCCAGAAAAGTCTGATGCCCAGCCTTGCACGGTTTCGAACTCATCCATCGTGACATAGCCCTGAAGGTCGATCTTGTCAGCCTTTGCGATGATCGCATCTTCCGCCGCATCCAGTCGCAGCATGACTTCCGTGTTCTTCTCTTCAAGGATGTCCACAGACTGCTGTGAAGCCTTCAGGGTGATCGCTTCTTCCGCTGCATCCACATCAATTTCAAGCTGCGTGGTTCTGTGTCCGATCAGGTTGGTCGTTTCCACATAGATGTTCAGCGCCGTTTCTGTTTCCGACAGCCACTTGTGCTGATGCAGGATGCCGTTCGACATCGCCTTCAAGGAGTTTGCCGTTGCTGATGTCAGCGATTCGCGGGGAATGCCGAAGGTGTATTCAGACCGTTCCGGCTTTTCGATGTCCAGTTCAATTTCGGTGCAGATGTCTTCCTTGTCGATCCCGTGGGGAGGGCTGTTCAGCTTCACCGTGTCACCGATGCGGATGCTGTCCACATCAGCGCCGCAGGCATGCAGGTCAACCGCTCTGAAGGTCAGCGTGGTTTCAATATTCATGTCAGCCATGTATTGCTTCGCCAGCTTCAGCAGGATCAGGGGGTCTGACACATCGTCCCATGTGTGTATCTTGACAATCCGCCCGTACTTTGCTATCAGTGCAGGGTCTTCGATGTAGTCCTTGCGTTCATTGACTTCTACAATCGTCACGCCATTCTTGCCCAACGGCACAAGCACTGAACATACATCCTGCGCTTTGACTGTGTTTTCGATGTCAACGATGTTCACGCCGAACTTGATTTCCTGCGAACAGGTCTGGTTCAGCGTGTCCACATAGTCAAGGTATCGCACCCCGTCTTCATATCGGACGCGCAGAAAGCCCTTGAATTCGTCAACCAGCAAGCCCTGAATCTCTGACAGCGTGTCGGTGTAGGACTTGCCTTCCGGTTCAACCGCATTGTCATCATTGACTGCCGTGATGATGCCGACTTCAAAGCGCTTGTATTCCTCCACCTGCTCATTGTGCTTTTCAACAAGCTGCCTGAACAGGTCAGCGGCCTTGCCCTTGAATTTGTAAGGACGCACAACGCTATCGCACAGGAAGGCCAGTTCACCTTCGCAGTACACTTCCTTCTGGTTGTAGGTGTCCGTGACGGTTTCCAGCACACGCCCACGGAAGATGACTTCCCCGTCCTGTTCAAGGGTGACAATGGTTGTCAGCTTGTGCAGCTTGTCATATGCCACATTCCCCGGCAGGAGGATGAATTCAAGTTCACCAGCGCTGTTCAGTTCAAACGTTGCCTTCGGGGACAGCACATGCAGCGACATATCATCGGAAGAGGGGTCGTAGAACACGACCCCATCCGCTTTCATCGAATACATTACAGCATCACAGTCCCTTCAATGGTTTTTTTGTGCGGTTCGACCTCTGCCGTCATCTTCAGCGTGATCGTCTTTTCATTGATCCTTTCCGGTTCACCGACCGTGACACGGCCTGTGTAATAGTGCAGCGGGTCATCGTCAAGGGTGATCCGCTTCAGTTGCCCTTGCAGTTCCATCAGGATGTCACTGGAAATGGCAGACCAGTCTTCCCGGCCTGCCATCGTGACAAATTCCATTGTGATCTTGCGGTTCTTGTACTGCACCTTTCCCGTCAGCGCTGTAGTCAAGTCCAGAGAACCATGCGCACCGGGAATGTCTACATAGTGCGTCTTCGGTTCAGGGGACGTGATCTTCGGGGTTTCCCGCATCATCAAGCCCCAGTCCCAATAGGAATGCTTGTTATCAAACGTTACACCTCGCATCGTTCATCCCCCCTTTATGCGCGACCCATCTTTTCGCCCAGCTTCCAGTTGATTCGGGGCGTAAGCTGACCAACCAACGCGCCAGTATCCAGCACAACATTGCCTGTCGTGATCGAACCCGTGACCGTGATGCCGCCGACACCTTCGGCAACACCAGCAGCAGCACCAGCCTTTGCAGCAGTTTCGACCTGTGTTGCAAACGCAGCCAAGATGCCTTGCAGGGAGTTCGCACCGCTTGTGCCGTCAGGGACAACCTCTTCTTTTTCAGTCATTTTCTCCATTATCTTGTTTTTCGGTAGCCATTCTGACGTGCCGTCAAACAAGCCGAAGAAGTTTAGCAATCCCCTGCTAAACGGATCATAACCTTCAAGGCTCAGGTTGCCGTTTTCATCGTACATGTCTTTGACTGCCTGATCCGCAGCATCATCTTCAGGAACTTGCTGTGCAACCCCGAGATCAAACAGCGTCTGAAGGATTGGTGCAACAGCATGTTCAAGTTTATCCGCTCCGGTCAATTCGTCAGTTGTCCCGGTTTCGATTGCTTCCTTGACAGCATCGCTGAGTGCTTCATATGCCGTGCCTTCAGCATCCTTGTTGTATACCCTTTGCGCATCCTTGTACAGATCACCTGCGCCCATAGCAATCAACGATGCGCCTGCAACGGGATGTCCTGCGTACACCGCAAGACCACCAAGCACAACCAGCATCGTATTGATAGCCGCTTCATGCTCCCCGAACCAAGTAACGATCCCTTCAAGTTCCGTCTTGAAGCCCTGCATCGAAGTAGCTACATTTGTGAAGTCCAGCCCGGTTAAATCTTCGAACATTGCCACCATTGATGGATAGTTGCTTTCGAAGCTGCTCCAGTCCACGTTCATTGCTACGATTAAACCAGCCAGCGCTTCAATCGCTAACAGTGCCGGGTTTGAAATCGCGAACCCTGCAAGTGCCGCTCCAACAGCGCCGATTGCACCTGACACAACGTATCCGTTGTCATTGAACCACTGGAAAATAGAAAGCACATCGTCCTTTACGCCGATGATTGTTTCGCTTGCCACTCCGAAAAGTTCAGAGAAAACAGCGCCAATTTGCTTTGCATCTGTTTCCTTGCCCGTGACCGCAGTGACAATGTTTGCAACCAGACCGCCTGCGACAACGGAAACATTGTTCCAGCCTTCACGCATCGTCTGCCCGAAATTGGACAGCAGCTTTTTCGCACGTCTGCCCATGCCTTCAAAGGTTTTTGTCAGCGCGTCAGGCAGCGCGTCCCACTTGATGCCGTCTTCCGTGAAGACCTCTGCGAAATATTCCTTGATCTTGCCGAAACCTGTTTCAAGCCACGTGATGCCGTTCTGTACAGATTCGGACAGCTTCGGCATGAAGGCATTCAGTTTCTGCATCGCCGGAAGCACGAACTTTTCAAGAATCGGCTTGCCGACAACGCCCTGAAACTGCCGCCAGCTTTCCTTCAGGTTCGCCATGACGTTTGCATATGCATCCGCTTCCTTCGCAGCCTGCCCGGTTGCGCCGGAATTCTGCATCATCTGCTTTGCATACGCAAGGCGGGTTGCCTGCTTTTGCGCTTCATCCAGTTTCGACCATGCCTTTGCATCCTTTACGATGCCCTGTTCAATCGCGTATGCCGCCATCTGCGTATCATTGGCAAACAGGCCGATGGCTTCACCGCCTTCATAGCTGCCGTTGATGAAGCTGTTCAGGTGGGACATGGATTCGTCAAGGCTCATATCCCAGAAGGCCGCTGCGTCAGCCGCAATCAGC